GGATGATGTACGTCGTCGAATGAAAGAATGTACTCCATATGATAGGGAGACAACTAGAACGCTGTTGATGGATGGCGATAGGTATCTTCGATATTTAGGCAAAGCAAGAAATCGTACTGCAATTGCTGAGGATTTAAAATTATATGTGTCAATAATGACTCATACACAAGATTTGGAAACGGTGTTTAAAGCACAGAAAAGTTACAAAGGCCATTATAATTTTTCTAATAGAATAAAATTCATAGTAGATTGTAATTATGATATTGAAGAATTAAGATGTGAATGTGGCAGAAAATATAATTGGACTAAGTATTGTAGAAAATGCCCAAATCCAAAGAAAAGAGCGATGCTGGGTAAAACTCATTCAGCAGAGACTAAGAAAAAGCAGAGATTGAGCACTCTAAAGTATCTAGAATCTTGCAAAGGTCAATTAGCTCCAAGGTATAATAAAGATGCTATACCTATTATAGAAGAATATGGCAATAAGTATGGATATAAATTTATGCACGCTGAAAATGGTGGGGAATACTTTGTAAAAGAATTAGGATATTTTTTAGATGCATATGACCCAATTAATAATGTGGCATTAGAAATTGACGAGCGCCATCATTATAATCGCGGCGGAACATTGAAGGAGCGGGACATTGTGCGACAACAAGAGATACAAGAAGTATTAGACTGTGAATTCGTGAGGATAAAATATACACGATGATTGAATTTAAATCAAATATCAGATACAAAGTACAGACTCCAGATGGGTTCCAATCATTTTCAGGTATGCGCAAAACTACAAAATCTGAAGTAGTAGAGCTGGAGCTGTCAAATTCTAAAAAAATTCAAGCATCGTTAGATCATAAATTCATTATCAATTCAGCGGAATGTTATGCTAAAGATATAAAAGTCGGGGACAAGTTAACACCAACCATATCAGCAACATCTGTGGAGATTAAAACTGGTGATTTTATTTTATATGATCTTACAGATGTAGGATTGGATCATTTATATATTGCAGACGACATCATATCGCACAATTGCGACTTTCTAACATCAGGTCATTCAGTAATAGATGGTGAAATAATAAAATGGTATGAAGACAATGTTGCAAAGGAACCATTAGAAAGGCGTGGTGTTGACGGAGATTATTGGATATGGGAATATACAGATTATACAAAACCATATATTGTTTCTGTTGATGTGGCACGTGGTGATGGTAGTGACGATTCATGCATTCAAGTATTTGATGTTGAAGGAATGACGCAAGTTGCTGAGTATATAGGTAAGGTATCACCTAGGGATTTAGGGAAAATGGCCGTTGCAATAGCCACAGAATATAATACAGCAATGCTCGTAATTGAGAATAAAAATATAGGATGGGATACAGTACAAGAAGCAATCGATATGGGATATAGCAATATTTATTACAGTTATCGATCTGATGTATATGTTGACCCGGTAAAGCATATATCAAAAGGATATGATCTAAAGTCAAAAAAAGACAAAGTTCCTGGTTTCACAACCAACACAGCTAATCGACCCATGATTATTTCAAAGTTGGAGAGGTATTTTGCTGAAAAATCACTAACAGTATATTCTAAAAGATTGTTATCACAATTATATGTATTTGTGTGGTTAAATGGTAAAGCACAAGCAAGAGCAGGCAGAAAAGATGATGCAGTTATGGCATTAGGTATTGGGTTGTTTGTTAGGGACACTGCGTTAAAATTACAAAGCATTGGGATAGATATGACAAAAAAGGCATTACAGCATACACATAAAAAAGTCTATACAACTAATCATCGAAGTGCTAATGATCCGTGGACAATGTCCGATGGGAAAGGTAATACGATATCAACAAAATGGTTGTTGTAAATAAAAATAAAAGAAAATTATGTCGCAGATTAGAAAAACAATAAATCGATTATTTAACCAAAAGGTTATTGTAAAATATCTACCTTCTGGAAAAATAACAACGATTGATTATGATCGATTGCAGTCAATTGGAAATACGATCAATTCAAGATACAAATCAATTCATACCCCTAAAAGGGAATTTGGGTATGGATATGGAGGATATCAAAATGATATAGATAAGCTTGATGCTGAACGAAATCGTGTATATATGGAGTATGACCAAATGGACAGTGATGCCATATTATCTGCAGCACTTGATATATATGCAGATGAATGTACTGTGAAAAACGAACATGGCCAAGTTTTGGCAATCCATAGTGATAACGATTCTGTAAAGCGATTATTGCATAACCTGTATTATGATATCATTAATATCGAGTTTAATTTGTGGCATTGGATTAGGTCATTGTGTAAGTATGGTGATTTTTTCCTCTATCTAAATACACGTTCTGCATTAGGAATTGTTGATGTTGTTCCAATACATCCGAGTTTATTAAAACGTGATGATTTTACAGGAGACAATGAAAACGAAACTGTATACAGATATTCAGGTAAATCTTCATATTCTTCATATATGAAAGATGATGATGAGTTCAAATATCATGAAATTGCGCATTTTAGGGTATTAACAGATACTAATTTTATACCGTATGGAAAATCATTGCTGGAAGGTGCCCGAAAAATTTGGAAGCAATTAACAATGATGGAAGATGCAATGTTAATTCATCGTATTATGAGAGCTCCGGAAAGAAGGGTATTCAAAATAGATGTCGGAAACCTTCCTGCAGAGTCAATCGATGGATATATTGAAGAGATTGCTAATTCTATGAAAAAGATACCGTATATGGATACTGAAACGGGTGATTATAATCTGCGTTTCAATTTAATGAATATGCTTGAAGATTTTTATTTACCAACCAGGGGTGGTGACAGCGGCACAGAAATCGAGACGTTACAGGGGCTCGGCAACGAAGGTAGTTTAAATGACATTGAATATTTGCAAAAAAAGCAAATGGCTAATTTAAAAATTCCTTCAGCGTATTTAGGATATGACGAAGGTGTTGATGGTAAAGGTACACTCGCAGCAGAAGATATTAAATTTGCTCGGTTTATAGAAAGAATTCAGAAGATTGTAGTATCTGAGTTGGAAAAAATAGGGCATATACATTTGCGAATGCAAGGATTATCTGCAGCAGATGTTTCTGAATTCTCCTTGAGTTTAACTACGCCATCTATAATATATGAAAGGCAAAAAGTTGACCTGCTTAATGAAAAGATGGGATTAATTGAAAAGATGCGTGAGTTAAAATTCTTTTCAAAAAAATGGATATATGAGCAAATATTTAATATGACTCCGGAAGAATGGCAAGAACAACAAGAATTAATTCTGGGTGATATAAAACGAGATTTTAGAGAAGAACAAATTACTAAGGAAGGTAATGATCCAGTAATATCTGGTAAAAGTTATGGAACACCACATGACATCGTGTCGATGCAATTAGCATCAAATCTGACAAAACAAGATCCTGTAGATATCAAATCACTATTCAAAAACGACGGCCGCGAGAATAATCCAGGTAGGCCTAAAAAATACGGTTCATTTGAACGTGATCGAGATCCAATATATGGAAGAGATCCATCTGGTCGAAAGGAATTTGAAACAAAACTTCAAGCATCATACGATCTTGAGAAAGTTATAAATTCAATTAATAATAAAGTTGTAAATCTCCGGGAAGAAAATCAAGAAGCGACTTTAGACATTTTAGACGAAAATCAATTAGTGCAGGACGATTGAGTTAATTTATCACTACTTATATAAGTATAGGATATAATTGTAACTTATTGAATTATTTAAGCGTATGAACAAAAAAGTAAAACATAATAAACTTAAGAATACTGGTATACTTTTCGAGTTATTATCAAAACAAGTAGCAACCGATATTCTTTCCAATAAAAAGAATGCTTCTTTAGATTTAATAAAAAAGTATTTCAAAGCAGGATCAGTATTACAAGAAGAATTAAGTTACTATCATATGTTGCTTAATAAAACAAATCAAAAACCAAGCACTGCAAATAAATTATTGGATATTATTTTAGAAAGGCAGTCAAAGATAAATACAAATGAGCTAAAAAGAGAAAAATACAAGTTGATATCCGAGATTAAGAAACACTATGATATTGACAGTTTCTTTGATTCAAGAATTTCCAATTACAAATTATTAGCGTCTATTTATAAATTATTTGAATATTCCGGAAAAGACACCGTAGTATCACATTTAAATAGTTGCGATACAGTTCTTGAGCATCTAACAGCGGAAAAAAATAATATTGTAGAAACAAAACAAGATCCCGAATTATCACCAGTTGTATTTAAATTAATTGTTGAGCGATTTAATAAAAAATATAAAACATTAAATCAAAAACAAAAAACATTGATAAATCGTTTTATTAATGAGAATGTGTCTACTTCCGAATTTCAACAATTCATTTATTCTGAAGTTGATTATATTCGAAATACGCTGACTTCGTTAACAGAGCAAACATATGATGTTCCACTCAAAATAAAATTAACTGAAGTTGTTAATTTGTTGAATCGTATCGTTACATCAAAGAGAATTAAAGATGAACATATATCATCTATGCTGAAATATTATGAATTGATTGGAAATTTGCAGAGGAATTACAAATGAACTTGATAGATATTATTTCAGAAGATTTACGTAAATGGTTCGGCAAAGGTGGCAAAGGTTCATCAACAGGAGGTGGTTGGGATAGATACAACTCAAAGGGCGAGAAGGTAGGAAAATGTGGTGATGCAAAGGAGGGCGATCCATATTCAGCGTGTCTTTCAAAAGAGAAGGCATCTAAATTAGGAAAAAAGGGAATTGCGTCATTTGTAAACAGAAAACGCGCAGCACAGAAAAAAGGCGGCGATTCTAAAAAAGGCGGCGAACAGAAAAAAGGCCAGAAACCTATATATGTTAAAACTGGAGCATGATGTTAACAGAAAAAAATAAACCAACAGATCCTGAAAAATGGGCATATTACAAATCACAAGCAAAGAAAAAGTTTGATGTTTATCCATCTGCATATGCAAACGCATGGGCAGCCAAAAAATACAAAGCTGCAGGTGGGGGTTGGAGAAAGGATGAAGAAATAGAGGATGTTGAAGAACAAAATACAACAGCAGGAGCTGGAGGTGAATATCAAACACCAAACGCATTTGCAGGATCTAAATCAAAATGGAAAAAGAGAGTACCAAAAGGATATTCAGAACCGTCATTGTACTATGAACACATTCTTGAAAATCTACACGACATATTAAATGAAGTATCATATAATGATTTTAAAAATGATTCAAGCGCAACAACTCGACAAAAAATCAATAAAAGTATTAAAGAAATTTCAAATCAATTATATGAAATGGAACGTTCATTAAATAGAGTGATGAAGCTTAAGACTGAAGTCGGTGCAGACCAAACGGTATTTTTTAAATCGACTATCCAAAAATTTGGAAAAATTGGTGAGCGTCTATTGCGTATTGGCAATAAAATAAGAGAATTTAGTAAATAAAAAAA